TGATCACTTGCTTCTTTGCCATGTCGAGCGCAGTCCCACCTGCGCCAGCTTGCGCAAAGTTGAACTGACCGAGCGCAGTTTGTCCGCTACTGATCATGCCTTGCGCAGCCTGTCCTGCCATCTGATCGACTCGGCCGATCTTGTCGATCTGTGCCTGCGCTTGCTTCTCTGCATCGATGATGTCCTGTTGCGCTTGAACTGCAGCGTCGTACTCCTTTTGTTTGTATTCCTTGAATTGAGCAAGTTCTGCAACAACCGTTGCTTGTATGTTCTTCTTATTTTCAGCGGCAATTTTCTCGTCTGAAGCCTTGTCTTCTGCAGACGCTTTGTCCTTCATCTCTTTGAGTTTTTTATTAAGTTCTTCTTGGTTTGCCAATTTGTAGACAACAAGTGCTGCATCGATGTCTTGGTCATTCTTTGCGACAGCCTCTGCTGCTCGCTTCATCGCAGATTCGTTGTCTTTATTGCGCTGCACAATTTCTTCATCTCTTGATACTCGTCCCTGATTTGCACGAATCTGATCACCACTGATGCCCTCATCGACCATCTTCGCCATACTTGCAGCATCGTCTTCGGACTGTTTTTTCTTTAAGTCTCGTAGTGCTTGTTGACCTAGTTCTTTTGCTGCCTGCGCATCTGCAACAGCCTTTTGATTCTGTCGTGTCGCTGCAAGTCTTGCAGTAAGTTCAGGACTGCCACCAACCGTAACATCTTCTGCCTTTTCTCTTGCGGTTTTTTGAAAGTCCTTTGTTGCCTGCGTCATCGCTTGCATGGATGAGATATATTTTTCAACGGCTTTTGCCACTGCTTCGTTGAGTTTTTCAATGTAACGGGTCGCACCGTTGACCAACTCGTCAAGGATGCCAAACACGACTCCAACGACTGGTAACGATTTCGCACCGTCAACGATTCCCTGCGCAATGCCAATTCCTATTTCTTCGCCGCTTTTGTTTGTGTTAATTCCCTTTAGCGCAGTCATGATTCCGCCGCCAAGCACTGTCGTGATTCCACCCATCGCCAAGCCCTTGACCATGTTGCCAACAAGTTTGTCGACGAACATGCTGCCGCCCTGCTCGCCTGTCTTGCCCATCGTCTGCGCACTCTGACTGATCTTCGACTCGGCAACCTTCAAAGCAGCATCGAGTTTGTCAAGTCTCGCCGTGATCTGTACTTCAAGTGTTGGATTCATAGTGCTATCTCATCCTACGCATGCTCTGTGATTGTGCCTCTGCGTTGCGCACCAGCAGCGCACTCGTTGCGTGAGCGATCGCAAGCAGTCGATCCACTGGCAACTCCATCGGATCAGTCGAGCCGGGAGCGTAGTGCGAAACAAATGCGGCGAGCGAATGCCAGTCGAGGTCGCCGCTCCCCGCTGTCATTTTGGGCTTGAGGACTCCGCATCGAGATCGATGCCGAACAGTGCTAGCGCAGTCGACACGACCACCTCGGGCTGCATCAGCGCAACCGCCTCGCTCCCGTCAACCTTCGCCTTCTTGCAGGCGTGCTCGATGACTTCGAGCGCACCTTCGAGCGTTGCGCCGTGCTGTATGGCCAGCTGCGTCGTGCGGTCTCGCAGGTCGTAGATCGCTTTCATGCACTCGACTCGCTGCGCCGAGTCCGCACGGGAGTCCTCGAGCATCTCCTGTGCTCGGTTGTGCAAGGCGTGCCATCTGCGCTCTCCAATCTCGATGTAGTCGTTTGCAGAAAGACACGAGAGCATGTGCCGACCGATTGCTACCAGGCGGGCTTTTGGTTTGTTGGTTTCCATCGTGCGAGTTCCTTTCGTGTCTTGATCGTAACACGCACGAGTTCACGCCTCATCGATGGCGATATGTTTTCGGAGAGCATGACAATTTGCAGCGCATCCTTGCGATCCATTGCGCCGACCCATCGACCGTACTGCTTGCCTTGAAAGACAAACTCCACCCGCAAATCGTCAGGGTTCTCCTTGCGACCTGCGAATGGATTGAAGTCTTCGATCAAGTCCAAGTTACAGTGACTGCGCTAGTGAATGCGGTCGCTGTCGATGCGATGCCAAAATTAGCAGAGAATGTTGCCTCGCCATCGACTGCAACGCCGACAGTAATTGCGTCAATGATCGCATTGAATACAAGCGTGTTGCCACCCTCCGCAGTCAAAGTGATTGCTGCCGCCGCAGTGTTGCCTGTGAATGCAACGGTCGGAGAGGTTGAAGCGTCCAATGATCCAGTCATCGATCCTGTGAGATCGATGATCCCGATCGCTCGATTGCGGGTTGCGTTTCCGAAACCAGTGATATCAGTGCTTGCTCTCGTGAAGTTTGCTGTCCAAGACTTGATGATTCCACCGATTGCACCTGAGATTGCGATGTTGCCGTTGACTCCGCTGATTCCTGCCATTGTGATTCTCCCTTTAGGATTGTTTCGTTGCGAAAATTCTGTATGTCGTGTCGATGACGATCGAGTCTACATTGATCGTAGGCACTCCCCGAGAAGTGCAGATCGATTCGATCGTCGAGTACGACACATCCGATGGTGTCATGCTCGCCTTGTGCAGCAGCAGGAACAGTGCAGCCTCAGCAGCCATCGCCGTGACAACCGACGAGTCAGGCTTGAAGTAGAAGGTGAAGGCGCAGTCGAGCGTGTGCATCGACTGCGTTGCCGATGACATGAAGGTCGTCGTGTCCTCGTTGCTGATCGCATACACCAGGAGCGGCATGACCGTGCCTTGCGGTCCTTCGAGTTGGTAGATCTTGCCGCCGACGAGGTCGTAGACCGTGCCTGCAGTTGTGACTGCGACCAACTTGTTGTAGATCGTGGTCAGGATGACTTGGCTCATTGGGCCGCCTTCATTGCTTGAGTTCGCATTCTCTTGATCGCCTTGTCCATCTCAAATTCAATGATTCCAACAACTTTAGGCTTGACTACTTTGATGCTTGGCGCAGCGAACGGACGCTCGTGCATGTAGCGAGTCCCGTACTCAAGCCACCGTGGAATGCGTGCATCTTTGTCCTTGCCTGCTACAAGTCCTGTCATGAACACCGATACAAAATCTCGACCAGTTTCGTTTCTAAATACGGATGTTTGCACCGAGTTGATCAATGTACTTGTGTCCTGCGCTGGCGGTTGGAATGGTGCGGATCGCTTGCGGAAATATCCTTTGCCTTTCTTGCCACCACGATATCCAACACCTGTGCCCTTCTTGTTCAGTGTCAGTCGCATTTCCCGTTGCAGTTTCGTCATCGCAACATTAAGACCTCGCTGTATGCCCTTAATATTTGCAGCCATGATGTCCGCAGCAGAAAAGTTGTGACTTGCGCTCATTCTTGACCCTCGACCGTTGTCAGCGCAAGGATGTAGTACGCCATCAGGTCAGGACCGCTGCGCAGATCGGGTCGGCGGAAACCCGTGATCTCATACATGAACGATGTCTCGTTGTCGTAGAGTCGCTGTCCAGTTTCCAAACTCGATCCGTCGACCGCATTAACATATGCGGTGAGACCTGTCGATGCTCGAATTGCGCCGTTGAGCATCGACTCGTTCGGCGTTTGCGGCTGCAAGTAAACTGTGATCAGTACAGTCGACGCTGTATAAACACGGGTGTATGCACCACCTGCGTCGACGCTCTCGGCTCGTAAGTAGATTTCAAGCGGCTTGCCAAATTGCGCAATGAGACTGTCGACGCTCATCGGATTTCTTTCCAACTGCCGAGCATGTCCTCCATCATTGCCCGTGAAGAATCCGCACTCGCCATCGAGTACGAGTAGTCGCCGAGCGACTCGCTCTGCAGCGACGAGTCTGACTTGCGAGACAAGTACATCGTGCCTGCGATGACCATGCACGCCTGATGTATGTCGTCGGGCACGGCTGTATAGCCTGCGGAGTACTCGATCAGCGTTGACTGGAGCGCACTTGGATATCGTGCGCTGTAAGATTGCGCAGTCGGAAATGCGTCCTGACGGATCGTGACGATCCCGAGATAGGAGTCGTAGACAAACTCGCTTGAGACATTGACACCTGTGAGCACGACGGTCGCCATCTTGATATCTCCACCGGCTCGAGGATGCAGTTGTGCGCAGCGCATCGCAGTCGACACGCTTGCGCTGTAGCCCGTGATCGCATTGATCGCAGCCACAAGCGAGGTCGTGTCGGGATAAGTTGCGAATGTCAGCGTGCTGATCGATGTCGTGCCTGCGCTGGTGGTGCGTGTCAAGGTGACACCAGGTGCGAGTGCGCCGCTTGCAACTGTGCCGAGCGGCTCGGTGTTGATCGAGACCGTCAGGCGGATATCGCTTGAGTCGGTCGATGCGATCATGATCGCTGATGCAAGTCCTGTGTATACGCCGACAACATTGTTGATGGGGTACTGCTTGACTCGCACGCTGCGAACATCGTTGCCGCCGTACCACTCGCTGTAGTTGCGCACAAGGATCTGTCGTCCGATCCACCGTTCGATCTTCGCAGTTGCGTGATCGATGTAGCCATCAAGAATTAAGTCGTCACCTGATCCCGTGATGCCGAGGTGAGATTTGAGTTGGTTTCGTGTCGAGAGTGCGTATGTTCCTACTGCCATAATTGATCCTATGCAGGCTTGACAATTTCGGGCGGTTGGTCCTGCGGTCCGTTGCGCCAACCCTCACGCTGCTTGACATACCACGGCTTGCCTGATCGCAGATAGTTGTGCGTCGACTGGTGCAGCGACTGCAACTTCGGTCCAGGCCATGTTGCGACCGTCTCGATGTGACCGATGGAAACCTTCGGTGTCACACCGATCTTCCAGTTCGCCTTCTGCGTTTGTTTCCAGAACCAAATATCGTCGTCGATCTTGTCGCCGCTCCAATCGCCCTCGTCGTTTGGCATCGCACAGAACCAAGGCTTGGGCAACTTGCGCAGCGAGTCCATGCGGATCAGTGTGCAGCCGAAGTGCATCGACGAAACCTCGAACCAGTCCTGCTGCAGGTCGTGCGTGTTGAGCCGCCGTGGAATCCAGTTTGTCGACGCAACGCAAAGCGGAGCGAGTCGCTCACGACCTGACTGCAGCGGAGCGAGCGCATCGAGTCCGTCACGCTCTGCGATCTCACGCATGGCAACAATGTCCTGCCAGTCAAAGAGCGAGTCGTAGTCGATCGTGAGAGCCCACTTGATGTCGGTCTCCTGTGCGAGCATCGAGAGGATGCGCTGCATGCCCTGCCCGTAGAACACGCCTGACGAGTTCGTGATCGTGATGCCAAGTGCGCTCGTAATTTTCTGACAGCAGAACATCGTATCGGTCCATGTCAGGCGAGGCATCGTCATCACGCCCTTGATGTCGAGATACTTTGGCGGCTGCGTCATCGCACCAACTGCGAGCGGCTTGCGACCTGCAAGGTTTAGCGAGATCGGGAGATCGCTGCAGTCGATCGGATCTGTGTTTTTCCACGGCATGATCTCGGTGATGCCGACCTGATTGAAAAGCATCCTTAACTTTGGATCGTTCCACAAAGTGTGGTGCTGATCGAATGTGTCGATCTGTCCACCCATGATGTACGCCTCCCACGGGAAAGGCTTGCCGCTTTGATCTTCCTGATCTCGGTCGAGTTGCGCACGGCGAATGATCTCATCAAAGTCAGGAACTGCGATGCGCAAGATTCCACCTGGCTGCAGTTTGTCCACCCAATGTTGCACAACTTCGAGCAAGTACGGACGCTCGATGTGTTCGAGCACATGGCTCGCACGGATCTCCTCTAGCGAGCCATCTGCGAACGGAAGAAATGAGACATCGTTGTTCGTGGACCAGTCCCACGGTGTATAGCCTTCGATCCGAGTTTGTCCGCATCCTAGGTCTAGTTTCATGCAAACCAACATACCACGCAAAAGACAACGGCTCGGAATCTTTCGACTCCGAGCCGTTGGTGATTGAAACTTGAGACCGTATCAGGACGGATTCACAACAACGCCAGCATTCTGGTTCGTTGCGGTGATCGGTGCTTGCTCGCCTCGAGCGAGCGTGCCTGTGATGCCGACGATTCCTGTTGCCCCACCGTTGGTGACGAGAACACGAAAATATCGTTTCTTGCCCTTGAGGTCGATGTTGAACACGCCTGCAGCCTTTTCAGTTGCTGCGTTTGTGCCACCTGTCAACGATGCCAAAGTCCAGTCTGTTCCAGCAACATAGCCAGTCACGGCTGCGAAGTTGG